ATCTGGAAAATCTCACGCGATACGACTCAGGGACGAATGTCTCTAAGTTATAGTTGTATCTGTATGTGGGAATCTGCCAGTGGTGTACGAAAGTATACTGCGCGCGGAGCCGGTGGAGGGCAGAGATATAAACTGCTTGAAACTTATGATCTCAATTTCGTTAAAGAACGCTATCAAAGTATGGCTGATATGTATCATATTAAGGCTATAAACGAAGTAACTGCTAATAGTAGTTCGCATGGTTATCTAATACCATTTTCGTTAAGTCGATATTCCAATGATATTGAAGCGTACTATCGTTCTCTCATTCCCCGAATCTCTAGAGAGATTCAGTTCGTGGCTTCTATTACACGCAAAAATGCGCATAATATTGACCCAATGAAAGAAGCGCGAATGGGGTGGTTAGCGGATACCGCTATTCAAGGCAACTTATTCTATGTTGAGAGCAATATGCTCGAATTTTGGAAAGAAGGCCTCTCTGGAACCTTCGGGTCAGAGATAAAAGAATGGACATCTGCTATATCATCCGTTAGTAAAAATCGTAAGGGTTCTACTTCCAAGGTTGCGAAAGCATACTTGGGTACTACTTATGGAACTCAGTTAACACTGAATGACATGGAGCAGTGGCAGAACGCCATTGCGAAGTACATGTGGAAGTCATACACTGCACGAGCATTTACATTTGCTAAGGCGAAGAGCACACATGGTGTTTCTCGCCCGTCTGCATCGTTACAGGATGGTGTCTGTGATTATAGTTACTCCTTGTGCTACGATCCTCTTGAAAAATTTGGAGGATCTTACGGCCCTAAGGAATTTCTTGACACATTTAGATTATCACCTGATCCGAAGCGGATCTGGGAGCTTTTAAGCCTTAGTTTTGTAGTCGATTGGTTCTTACCCGTTAGCGAACTCTTTCGAGTTATCGAATCTGAAGATACTCTATACGACATGAAATTTAGAGTCTTCGGCGAGACAAGCTCGACGAAATACACTTTTCCATTTGAAAAGTATCCCACGCTGACGGTTGCCCTTTATTCAAGGACATGTTCCAAATATCCTTTCACAACACCTCTACCGGATCTAGAAGATCTGAATCCTCTCAATCGCGGCGTTAGCGGATCGGCTGCAGTTAATGGTACCGCATTGATCCTTAGCAAAAGGCGTGCCAAGTAGTCCCCAACGTCCGGTATTATACCGAAAACATACGAATATTCACCCTCTCGATTAAAGAGAGTACGAAGGAGGTATCTTATGGCATTTACGCCTATAAGTACAACACTTGGTCCTTGGACCGTTTCGCAATTGCAGGTTTTAACACCTACAACCACTTGTCCTGATTCAACTAAAGAAATCGTTGTCGGCAATTATAATTATGGCCTTGATTTCACTTTAGCATCATCCGAACCAAACCGCGCTGTGTATAATTCAATCACAGGCGTAGGGCAAGAAAGTCCAGCATCCGTTCGCATCAGTTTAAGAAACGTTAACAACGTTTACAGCAGTGCGATAACTAAACCAGCAAAATTAGCTAGTTCAATCGCTGGAACACAAATCAATATGCTAGTAGAGCAGAATTTCTCTGTTTCCAATAGCGTATCCGGAGAATTTGGCGAATTACCTTTTAAATTCTCTATAACTCTAACAGTGCCTAAACACCCTTCGGTTACGGCTGAACTGATAAAGAAAAGTTCAGTGCAGACACTAGGGGCGATCTTCGGTTCTGACGAGGTACTCGGCAACCTAGTTGCGAGTATTTTCAGAGGTGACCTCAGAATAGACGCTTAAAGGAGCTATGATATGGCTAGGACGATTACAATGAATATCGACAGAGCAGATGAGCTCTTTTCTAGCGCATATTGGAATAGGGACAAAAGGGCAATACATTATGCTTTCGGACTGGGTCCGATGCCCGAGATACCTAAAAATTATTCAAAGGTGGCGCTATCTGTCTTACTTGACAGGTGGTACTATTTGGAAATAATTGCTGAGTATCATGTTCTTATTTTTGATGTGTTCACAAATTGCGGAAGAACAAATGAAGGTCGGACGATCGCTGGTGATTTTATAAAACAAATTGCCAATCACACTTTCGATCCGAGTTTGTTCTGCAGGGGTATAGCCCTTATGAAAGACTATACCTTGAGGGTTCTCCACGGTGATCTTGATTTGCGATTGAAACCGTTGACTTCTATAATAAGTAAAGAAGATATATGGTTCATTCGCCCTTGGTTCACTTTGCTAAAACAAATTATAGTGAAACAAGATCATGGTACCGAGGAGGTATGCGCGCTCCGTCAATTGTCGGAGTATCTTGGTAGAGCAAAGTTCACTTCAACCTTTAATCAGTTGTGTGAATCTGCCGAAGAGAAGTATATCGAATCAGAGAAGAGATTTTCTGAATTCGAGTATAGCGAGGACCTAGTACGCGAGCTACGTTCTGAGATTTCTGAAATCCTTCCAAAGGATATTTGGGATACAGAAATAGCAAATTTCGTACCTAGCAATAGTGGAGGCGCGCCCGCAGGTGCGACGCGCATGGAAGGCGGAAATATGTGGTACAAGTACTCACATATGTCTGTCGACAGTAGGCTTTTCCGTGGTATGCCTGGAGAGCCGAGGACACTATTTCCGTTGCCGCATCGTTTAACCAAATTGGATAGAACGTGCGAATTGTGTGCTGTACCGAAGACTGCTAATTCAATCAGGTGGATCTCAAAAGAGCCACCGTCGTTGAGTTACTTTCAACATGGCGTACAGCGGACCATGGTCAGAGTGCTAAAATCGACAGTGCGAAAGCATTTAGATTTTTCGGATTCCGCTCGAAGCGGAGCATTGGCCGTCGAAGGCAGTTTATTCGGTGCATTCGCAACGATAGACTTGTCAGAAGCGTCCGATTCAATAACTTGGAAACTCGTTTCTAAGATATTTCCTCAGTATGTTCGCACTCTGTTATGGGCCACACGTTCCGATAAGGTTCTGTTGCCTTCTGGGGGTATCATTCGTATGTCTAAGTTCGCCCCAATGGGCAGTGCGACATGCTTTCCAGTGGAAAGCGTCGTGTTCTTAGCGTGCGTAAAGGTAGCTCTAAAGCGATATAACCTTGTACATTCGATCCGCAAAACAAAATGTTTAGTTTACGGAGATGACTTGGTTGTTGAAGCGTTTTTAGTACCGGATTTACTGATGGTACTAGAAGAGTGTCATTTCAAAATTAATAGTGACAAGAGCTTCGCAGATCAACAATTGAATAACTTTAGAGAAGCTTGCGGGGAAGAGTCTTACAATGGTAAGTCCATAAAACCTGTGAGAGTCTCTCGAAATCGTTATTCGGCTGTCCAAGAAAATCCTGGAGCCATGATCTCGAGCCTGATCGACCGATGTAATTCGACGATCGGGATACTACAAGAACTGCATGGACTGTTCTTACAAAGATGTAAGCAGACTCTGTACGACGGGAAACCGTTGATGCATTGGATTGCATGGGGCGATGCTGGTCTTCGGACTATATCGTCTCCTTTCAATAAGAATAGAATATGGAGTATCAGTTTGTGGAGATATATTATTCGAACGTTGGTTATCACACCAATCGACGAAAATATGCGACCTTCAAACGAACTCGCGATTACATGGGGATTGTCCCAGTCTGAAATCGACACCATCGAATACTTTGATGGTTTGAAGAAAATGCACGTCGATGATCAAGAAGTAGATCCTTGGTTAGCAGAAAAGCTTAACGCTTATCGCTTGCGTATCGGTAGTAACGTAACACCGGTACTGTCCTTCGAAACCACTTGGGGACTTTGCTAACATTACAACTCCAGATCTTAAAAGATCTAAGTCTAGCTAGTAGGCCCATGTAGGGCGGCTGGGCGGTCATATGAGGGGAGGCACCGCTGGGGCACCCC